CCGCCGAAGAAAGCCAAAAGACCCCTCCAAAGTGGTCAAGAATATCAAATACAAGAAGGAGGATACGAATCTCAAAATCAAGTCCGTTTCTCCTTACAGGCTCGTAGGAGCCGAAAAAGCAATCATCTTCAATACGAAGACAAGGGTGTGTACTGTGTTTGAGGCAGAAACTCGTCAAGGACTTTCTGTCAAGGGAACTACGATTATTGGGTTTGATTCCTCAAAATCAAAATCAAAGAAGTTAAGGAAGCCAGAAGCACTTCTGAAGATTATTCAGGAAGAAGGAGGCATTCGTGCTGTCAAGAATGCTTTTGCCTCCTCCAATACACAGGAAAAAGATGCAAAAGGACGAGTAAACGAGGATACGCTCATCCTTGCAGTCTACTAAATAAGATTGAAGGAGCATACACCATGCAACTACTGATTTCTGAGATTATCGAAAAGGCATCGAAAGAAAAGACTCCAAAAGAAAAGGCTAACATTCTTCGGGCGCATTCTTCCTCTGCTTTGCAAGAAGTATTTCGCTACGCATACGATCCGAAGATCGAATGGTTCTGCAAAGAACTGCCAAAGTATACCCCCGACCCCGCTCCAGAAGGTCTTGCGTACACGACACTCATGATTGAGTTTCGTAGATTCTATCTGTATACGAAGGATAATCCCGTAGCAGAGAAGCGCAAGAATGAACTACTCATACAACTCTTGGAATCACTTCATCCTACAGAGTCCAAGATTGTAGAGCATATGATTGCTGGTGAAATTCCAGGAATCGACAGAGAGGTCGTTGACCTCGCATTTCCAAATCTAATTTCAGCAAAGGTCGTAAAGACATGAGTCACTCGGATAAGGATGAAAATCGGATAACCGATAAGCAAGCAAATCTTAAGAACGCACACAAGAAGCATCTCAAGCATCACAGAAATCTGAACGACAGCATTTCAAGACTTGATGACATTGATGATGATGACTTTTTCTACGAGACCAAGGAGAAGTTTCATCGTGGTCGCTGATCCAAGAACAAAGCCTCACAATCCATATGAGGATGATGCGGATGATCTAGAAGGAGATGTCCATGAGGAAGTACCTTATGAGACTGAAAGATTCCTGCGTCCTTGTGGACACGCTCCTGAATGGATGCATTCAGCGGATAGTCCCCGACAGCAGCGGCGCGAACGAAATCAGTTTTGGAGCAATGTACTGTAAGCGTATTTGCAAATGAAGTAAGAGTCCACGATATCGGACACGGGACTCGCAACTTTTTTTGAATCGGGGCTGATCTCTTTCATGAGTTCAGCCCCTGTTTCTTTTACAAAGGCTTCATACATTCTGTCTTTGTCGGCATTACCTTTGCCGCTTGCGAACTTCTTGACAACAGTTGGTCCGACCAAGTGAAATGCAATTCCTGCTTTCCACAATTTCCATTTCAACAATCCGCCGTTTTCGCCAAGATTGAATACCTTACCTCTTGCTCCTAATGCGTAATCCTCAATGTATACAAGATCACAATCTTTGACGAGTTCCAATGCCCAATTTGAAATCTTGTCATAACGATCTTCGTTTCTTCCAAATTCAGGCATACTCCATTCAGGATACTCCCACCCACGACAATGCAGTCCCGACTCCATGTAGACAGTTGCGTGTTTTAGGGTTTCCGTAAGATAATGTGATTTGCATTGGGATAGAGAAAAGCCATCACCGCTATGAACGGTAATGGCTGGTGAACACAACGAGTAATCAATTCCTGCAATTTTCATGCAGGAGTATTTAGGATTTACTGCTGCGTCAAGTCAACGATTTCACAAGAGTTGGCATTGCAAGCAAAGGTCTGCGTTCCCGTGGTGGTATCTTCCTTTTCGTATTTTGAAAGTTGAGACCAATCGACATTCTTTGGCATCTTTGCAAGCATCGCCTCGTATTCCTCCTTGGTGCAATCCTGATATGGGGCTTGCTTGTAGGAATGTTCAGAGTGCGGTAGGAACGAGATTCCCGAAATCGTGTCGATAAAACGATAGACCCATGCACCCACATCAAGCCATTCGTGTTCACGAACAGTAATGGTTACCGATGGCTTGTGTTCGCACCAAAAGTCTTGATACATCTTCCAAAGTTCAAGATGTTCAATTGCAGTCAAATCATTTCGTGTTGGTGACCCCTCTGGTGACTTCATGGGAAACGAGAAGACCATAGTATGATCGGGACGCATTACGCATGGTTCGGCGGGAAATCCCTGATCAATCATGAATTGACAAATGGGATCCTTGCGATCTGCGCGAACCGTGCGAATGTAATGATCGTTGTGACGAGCATGAATTCCCGATGCAGCATCCACCAATTGCGATACGGTTCCGCTTGGCTTGACGCAAGTGATTGCGGCAGCAGGGTTGATTCCCAACTTCTTTGCCCACTTTGCGTTTGTTTCGATTGCGGCTTGCTTCATTTGACCAAGAGTTACCTCAAGTCCGTTCTTGCTGCGAAGAAACGGATTATCCAGAATTCCCGTCAATGAAACACCAAGCAATGCTTCCTCTTCGCAGTTCTTCTTCCATTCGCTTGAGATGTATCGAAAGTTTGTCAGAGAGGCTTGCCATGTGCCGAGAATGGCAGCAAGACGAACCTTGCGAACAAGATCGTCCACAGTATCCTCTGCACGAACCACTACTTCCGACAAATTGCAGAATTCCCTGTCTCGCAGGATAATCTCGCTGCAAGGGTTGGTTCCAAAATCATAGTTGGAATCGCGGCGATCACCCAACTTTTCCACTTGACGCTTGGATGCATCCCGATTGAAAATACCACGCTCACCGCTCTTGGACTTGTAGAGAGATACCCACTCATCCATGAATGTGCCTATTTCGGGGCGTTCGCTGTAAACCGCTGAATTGTTTGCAAGAGCGCGTTGCGGATCAATGACCCACCATTGACCGACCTTTGCATTACGCATACGCTCATCGTTTAGGTCAGATAGGCTGATCAGGGCAGAACGGCGAACTCCACCGACAACCACGATCTCCGCAATCTTGCATACGATGTCATGACATTCGATGGATGTCAACTTGCGACCCTTCGCCTTTTGAAAGGTATCGCTCGTGAACTTAAAGAGATCAACTAGAGGTTCTGGACCAGATGCGCGACCGCCAAATGTCTTAAGTCTCGCGCCTTTCTGACGAACCTTTGAAACATCCCACTTCGGCAACTGTCCCGCAATCAACAGACTGATGAGTTCCTTGTACGCCTTTGCCCAACCGATCTTGGAGTCTTCGACAACAATGACGGTATCGCTTGGAAAGAACTCTTCAGCAATCGTTGGCAGTTTCTGCACAAAGTGATTCTCTACGCTGAAACCCACACCAGTCCCGCACATGAGGACATACAGGATCTCGTCAAACGAACGAACACGATTGACCGCAACAAATGCACAGTTGTATCCTGCGACATTATCGCGCTCAAGTGCAGGACCAGCAGTCATCAATGCTCTCATCGAAGGCATGACTTCAAGATTCAGGACAGCGGTCTCTAACTCTTTTCGCTGTTCTTTCGTGATTTTGTTGCCAAGATGCCTATCGAAGAAGTCAAAGTAACGAGCAACGGTTTCTTCCCATGTTTCTCTGCGATTTTCCGACTCAATCCACCGGCTGTAACGCGAAAGGTGGATGAAATCCTGGTACAAAGTTGGAAGTCCGTGTTCGCTCATATGTTTCTCCTTGTTGTTTGGTGAGGATATTTAGAGAGAATCATACTCCGAACCCCCCACAAAAGCAAGTGATTTCGGAACAAAGAAGCAGCAATTTACAAGTTCAAGAATCGACAGATTCCCATTCAGGTTCGTTCGTGATTTCTCTAATTTCCTCCATCGTGTAAGGACCAAGAATCCCTTGCAGCGATGAAATTGTTGGAGGAACCGATGTGCCACGCCATTTCAAAATTGCTTTATTGCCATTCAAAGAGTAACGAACGCCATTGATGGTTCCGAGCAACTGAGAAAAATCAACAGAAGAAACATCTGCCGAATTCACTATTGCGTAGAATATTGGATCGTTATGTATGACCATAGCGTGTCCTGTTTCTGGCGTAGTTGAATTCTATTTCATCCGCGCTGAGAACTCTATTGTAGATTCTAACAGCACCAATTTGTCCCTGAAAATACTGAACGGCACTCATTGCTCTTCTTCCAATAGTGATGGCATTTGAACTGGTAACACCAGGAGGAGAAAGAGTAGATTGCGTCCCAATGTAATCGCTTGCCGACAATCCATTGGGTTTAAAAACTTTTGCGGTATATGTTCCTGTTGCTCCGACAAGCGAATATCTCATATACACATTGTTCCATACACCTTGTGCACAAGTTACTCCAGTAACATCTTGTGTAGTTAAGTAGGAGGATGTCGTGAAAGCCAATCTGGGAGAAAGTGTTGATGATAGCAAAACGGCAGCGATACCTCGATTTGCCGAAGATGACGAGGTAGTGTTGTTTGAAACAAATGTTCGTATTCCAGTTGTATTTTTTGGCTTTATCCATGCCTCTATCGTAAAACTCTGCAAATTGGCAAAATCGGATGTTGCCGTTGTTCCAGGCAAATAGTCTGTTGAACCATCCAAATCAATGTATCCAGGTTCAGCAGTAGAACCACTCACCACGCTAACGAATCCGCCTGGTGTACTGTACTTTACCGAGCGATTAGACAAGTCATTTGCCGTGTTTCCTGCCCACCCGTAGTCGTTGGAGAAATCCACATTAAGTATGAGATCGTTCGGTATCCGCGCCGAACTGGAAAGCGTTCCCGATTTGCCGCTTGGAATAATCATATTACGAGGTTTCCTGACAGGTTCACGATGTTTGCCGAGTATTCAATAAT